CCGTCCTGAACAGCCGTAAGCCGGCTTGACTTCATGAAATTGGTCAAAATGATCACATTTTCATTCTCATCGTTCAGCGGTTGTGCAACTTTGTATATCTTTCCGGATAATACATCTGTCAATGAACTGTCATTTAATGTATCGAATAAATAATCTGTGATATGTAATACTCCTTTATCAGACATGTTTTAACAGTTGTTCAAGATCTCTCTTGACTTGTGATTCACTTGGGGCAAACAGAGTAAGAACATTATAACCTTTTCCTTCAACGGCGGCGGCGTAATTCATCCCGGCTGTAACAACAAGTGAAATCCCTTTTTTTGAAGCGTTTTCTTTTGCTGTTTTCTTAGCCTCTTGGACTCCTTTACCGCCTTGGTCATTTCCGGCAGGCTGAAACACTGATTCAATAAACTTTCCGTCTTTAAAAATACCGTAACCTATTGAACTTCTCAGGTTACCTGTCCTGTCGGTATAATCACCTCCGTTTCTTGCATTTTTAATGAACTCTTGTCCTATATAGTGAAGAGCTGCAATTATTGCTGATTCACTTTTTTTCTTGAACAGTTCTATCGGTATGCTTATATTCTTTGCAGTCCATTTCGGAACAATCTTTGGCCCTATGAATGAACTACCCGGCATAAATCTCAATGTGTTTTTGGTATGATATACTTTTCAAAACCTTATATTCTTTACTGTCAATTGTAACTTTATCATTGATATTGAAAGTAGGAACTTTGTCAATCTCTGTTGACTTTGTTACCATAATAAGGAATGAATAAGCGATATTGTCACCGTTTTCACCTTTGATATAACTACCGTTAGAACTCTGAACAGAACAACCGATACCCGTTACAGGTGTTTCAGTTTGTGTTACTTCACCGGAAGCATACGTATCTGAAACACCTATATACGTTATGGTATCAGGGTTCAATGTGATCATTTATACCGTTTTAATGTCGGATGCTGCAATAGCAGCCCCCCAATAATTCGGCATTTGGTCAAGGTTCAATACAGCTTGATCAGCAACAGCAACAGCAACCACATCAGAAGTTGTTTCATAAACAACATCTTCAACAACAACCGATAATCCTGATGAGCTTACAGCACCTGCATTTGTGCTGTAAATTACTTCAGCTAATGTGAAAGTAACAGCAGCGTCAACAGTTACCGAATCATAAGAATCATTTGATGTGTCAATAGCAGTGATTGTAACTCCGGTTGCACCGTCATACATATCATCACCAACTCCGAAAGAATGGTCTTTATACAATTTAACGGTTGTATCTGCCGTAACAGCTTCATAAACCTTACCTGACTTGTACATTACATCACTCGCCTCATATATGATAGTTCCTTTTTTTACTACAAGCTGTGCCGGTAAAATAAATGAACCGTCAAGGTTTAAAGTCCTTGGATTTGAGTGATCAATAATGCAATTCGGGTAGCTTTTATATGTCGTTTTTCCCATTGTTATTAATATTTAGGGGTGAACAATTATTTCTTTGCTTGCTTTTCAATAAGCAAAACATTACGGATTTCATACATACCGGGCTTGTCTTTCAAAAGGGTTTTAATTTGATCCACCGAAGCGAATTCTGTTACTTTTTGCCCTTTCTTTATTTCAAGTTCCTGCAATGTACTTTCTCCTTTTTTGTCTGTTTTCCAGACTTGAAAATATTCTTTCATAATACTGAAAATCTAATTTTTGGTCTTATTTGTGAAATCTCATCTTCCAATCCGTTTTTTCGGAAGATGTTATTCATAATTTGTATTAAAGCATCTTTGTTGACTGCAATTCTTAATTTACCTTCCGAGAAATCAGGATGTGTTATTTCCACTTTATACACATAAGCGGCACACAATTCAATCGAATCTTTATTTTCTTGCAAATAAGTATCCGATCCGGTAATCCCTTGATCTGTCAATACCTTTTCATGAAGGTTTGGCAAATCAAGGTTAACCATAGATTGCAGGGCCTCTAAATTAGTAATTGCCATCTTTCAACTGTTAAGGAGTTGTATCAAGTAAATAACAAGAAGCTGACTTACTCCATACAGGGAACATGATCCCTTTACCTTTCGTAATTACTGAAGGCGGGTCAAGTTCTGAGTATTGTTGTAACGCAATCCCGTTTCGCATAGTAACAATTGCAGGGGTTATTGTCCTTTTGGTATATTCAACAGGTTCTACCCAGTGAGAACGTCCCTCTTGCATGAACCCGAATTGAACAATACCTTCAGCCCATGCCCTTCTGGTGTTATCAAATGTTCCGTCTGATTTCTTGTAAGAAATATCATCACGTACTATTTGAATTTGAGGAAGGTCTTTTTGGCCTAAGAATACATTCATTTCAGCAACTGAAATGAACGAACTTTGGATATTATCTTTGGTTACCTTTATTCCGAAAGTTGTTTTAACCTCAGTGGTATTCACCATGTAGTTAAAAGTAGTTTTCGTCATACGGATAACTTCAGGATAAATACCTTTACCGTTCAATGTTTCAACAACGCCCCTGATGTCTGCTAAAGGAGTAGCGGTTGCAGCGGTTGCCCACGATACTGATACGTCACTTGATTGAGTTGAAGCAAGGCTGTAATCAATAAGTATTCCTGATACACCGTCAGCATTATTATCAGAAGAATAAGTTACCTTACCTGTTGATAATTGTTGCATTGAAATAAAGTCCATTCTTGCACGAACTGCATTATAGGCATTTAATGAATCTTCAAATAATGAATCCAATACAGTATTCCTGTAATTTGGGTTATTCAAGTTCAATATCAGCTCTTCATCAAGTTCATATGCAATTTCAATCGGGTTGATCTTACCGGTTAATTTGTTAAAATCATCCCTTTTGAATCTTTGAGCCGATGTGCCGAATTGTTGTACGGCAGCGGCAACGTTGGTGATCTTTGCATCAATAGCATCCCATTTAAGTGATGCTACCCTTTTTTGAGGAAAAATACCTTCAAAAAAGTTTGCACCCGCTTTTTCACGGATCACATCAAAAAGCTGTTCGGCTTTTTGTTCGTTAAAATAATTAATGAATATCTTTTCCATTTTTAATCCTGTTTAATAGGGGTTTGGGTTGGAATAGAATCACCAAATTCTTTTAAGGTTTTGTCAAATTCGACATCGGTAATTTTACCTTCTTGTCCGAGAATGGGAGTTTGATCATCTTTATTAAGTGAAATTTCAAATACCTTGTTAAGGGCTTCAATCTTTTGATCGATTTGTTCCTGTGTGGTATTCTCTGAAATGTCAATCAAAGCTTTCATTTGTTCAGGATAGCCTTTTGTTTTTTCATCAAGGTAGGCATTAAGGTTTTTTACTTTACTTTGATTTTGAAGTGACAACATGCCGTCTTTAATTTCTTTGAATTCTTTCAGCATGGCTTCAAATTCCGGAGACATCTTTGTCTCTTTGCCTTCTTCTTTGTTTTCAGGTTCTTTTTTATCAGAAACTTCTTTTTCCCATTTTGTTCGGTTCTTACCGACTTCGCTGTCGATTTTGCTTGTGACTTGTTTTGCCAAATCCGCAAACTTCTCATCCTTCAATAAGTCATCTAAGTTTTTTGGTAAGACTGTCAGCCCTTGCGATTGCAATTGACCAATTGCCTTAATAAACTCTGATTTCTTATCATCCGGAAGACTGTTCACTAATTTTAATAGCTCTTCAAACATGATAATCCTATTTTTTGTTAGTAATTGTAATTACTTGTAAAAATAAGTTGTAAAATGTTTGTATTTTAATTATAAATATCCTTATATTTGGGGATAGTAAGTTTTTGATATGAAATGTTTAAAATTATTTGTTAGCAAAACTTCTGCTACTCCAATTGATGAAAATGTAATTATTAACAGATTACCTAATCTATTTGATCAAGCTGACATAATACATATTTCTGTTACGTTTACATGGGATATTAAAAGATCTGAAGAATTATATAATGCATGGAAATATGTCGCACCTGTTGAAATTGGTGGGCCTGCTTTTGAAAAACCTCAAGGCGAATTTATTCCTGGAATGTATCTAAAACAAGGTTATACAATTACCTCAAGAGGTTGCAATAACAAATGTTGGTTTTGTTCGGTATGGAAGAGAGAACCTGAAGTCAAAGAACTTGAAATAAAACCGGGACACATCATACAAGATGATAATCTTTTGGCTTGTTCAGATCATCACATAAAAGATGTTTTTGAAATGCTAAAAAGTCAAAATAAACCGGCAATATTCAGCGGCGGTATTGAAGCCAAATTATTAAAGCCTTGGCATATTGATTTATTTTCTTCCATACGCTTAAAAGAACTCTTTTGTGCATATGATACACCCGATGATATTGAACCGCTCATACAAGCAGGGAAAATGCTGAATGCGGCGAATATTACATTAGAAAACAGAAAAGCAAGAGCTTATGTTTTGATCGGTTATCCGAAAGATACATTTCACTATGCGTATAAAAGAATTTTACAAACTATTAATGCCGGATTTTTCCCATTTGCAATGTTATGGAGAAATAATAAAGGCGAATTTAAAAAAGAATGGAGACAATTTCAAAGAGAATGGGCTAATAATATAATAATTGCATCGAACATAAATAAATTAAAAAGTCAAAGAGCGTTAAAAAATGAACTTTGAAGAAACAAAGCAAAGCAAAAAGTATATTGATTTCCTGCTAAATAACCTCACTGAATCACAGCATGAATCAATGATGATCAAGTTTGCCATAAAGGATAAGATAGACTTTTATGTCGGTTGTGGTATGAAGATTCAAGACGGGATTAAAATACTTACAAAGTCAGGATTTAATATAAATGGCAGGAACATCATTCTTGCAAAAAAAACAATATTTAATTATTACTATAATTCGAAATGAAATGAAACAATTAACAAAACAACAAGCTATTGATTTTTTTAATTCTGGAATTTGGAAAGATTTAGTATGTGTGGATTGGTCACGGTTCAGAGAGCAAAATGTAATCTTTGCAAAAGACCAACCTCAGTATAATCCTTTACCTGCTTTGGTAGACGGTGACAATACCGTGAGTTGTTGGGAACTTTCTGATGAAGAAATTAAGCAGTTGAATGAAACAAAAATGATTTGGCTACTTATGAAAAACTTTAAACAACCTTTGCAGCCTGTATTTATGACTATAAATAAATACGAAATAATTGAAGAATCATGAAAACCAAAAGCAGCCATAAAAGCTGCTTTTTTTAAATCAATTATCAACTAAATCTAAAAACTAATAAAAGGGTCATTTTAATATGCTTTCAAAATACTTCTTATTCTCATCCACGAACCAAGCTTTTTGAACAATAGGCTTGTCTTTATTTTCTATGATAAACCTTTGAGATTGTTTCGGGATGTTTTGAATCGGTTTGATGTCAACTTTTTCTCCGGCAATTATTTTGGCCGTGTCTTCTTTATCGGCAAATATCGGTACCGAATAACATATGCATCGTGTATGCCATCCTAAGAAATCATAATCTTTCGGGTATGTTCCTTGCATATCATCGCATATGTCAATTTCCGGATGTGCCCCTGAAAGTTTAATTTCAATACCTCTGATAAAAGGAACATTCTTTCTTATATCATGATCCTGTTGTCGGTAAGCTCTGTTAATTTCATTACTTGCAAGCCTGAAAGCGTTCTTTTTTGCTGATCGATATATACCTCTACCCGGATGATAATTTAATATTTCCTGTTCTAATTTACGATAAGCCTGTTCACCTCCGGAACGTAAAATACCCTGCCGCCTGAGTTCGTTTAGGTCCAGT